ACACCGCGAAGAAGCCGATTCCGATTGCGGAACGGTTGTCGGTTGGAATACGGCGCGAATTTTGGCGAATCGTGAAATGGTGTCACATGATCGATTGCCACGCATTTATTCGTTTTTATCGCGTGCCAAAACATACGATCAAGGCGATTTCATAGATTCCGAAGGGAATGAAATTTGCGGATCAATAATGTATGCCGCGTGGGGTGGTGATGAAATGTTGCGTTGGGCGAAACGAACAATTGAAACAATGAAAGAAGATAAAAGCGAAATTAAAAACGAACGACACATCAAATCCGTTGTTGAAACCGATGACGAAATCGTCATCACATTCGGCAAAGGCGAAATGGTCGATGATATTGAAACGGAATCAAAATCAGAACAACGTGCAGAACCAAACGAATTGGCGGTTGGTGATTTTGTGCGTTGGAGTTCATCTGGCGGCAATGCGTACGGCCGAATCATTCAAGTTGAAACGAACGGCGAATTGGAAGCGGATTCCGGATTCATCGTCAACGGAACCGAAGATGATCCCGCGGCATTGATCCGTTTGTATCGTTTTGATTCTGAATCGGACGCATACATCGAACGCAAACCCGTGTTGAATGTTGTTCACCGATTCAGTACATTAGAAAAATACGATGCCGAGGTTCGCAAATCATCCGTCGTAAAAGAACAACGCGAATTCCGAATGGAAAACGCGGAACAAAATGGAAACACAATTCGTGGTTATGCCGCCGTTTACAATTCGGATTCCGAATGGATGGGTGGATTTTACGAACAAATCGAACGTGGTGCATTTGACGACGTTATGAACGATGATGTTCGTGCGTATTTTAACCACGATGAAAATTTATTGTTGGGACGTGTATCGTCGGGAACATTGCGCATCGGAACGGATGCACGCGGTTTGTTTTACGAGGTAGATTTACCAAACACAACATACGCCAATGATTTGGCGGAATTGATGAAACGGGGTGATGTGAATCAATCGTCATTCGCATTTTTAATTGATGCGGATCGTTGGGAACAACGCGATGGCAAAACTTACCGAATCATTGAAAAAGTATCACGCTTGTTAGACGTTTCTCCCGTTGCGCAACCGGCATACCCGGACGCAACATCGGAATTGAAAAAGCGAGATTTGGAAACCGAAACCAAAGAAGAAACCGAAACGGCAGCGGCGGAAACCGTTGCATCCGAATCGGCGGAATCTGCGACCGAGGATTTCAACCACTATTTGTATAAAAGTAAAATTCTAAATTTTTAACACGATGAAAAACATCGAATTGCGCGGACAACGCGCCGAGTTGATCAAAGGTGCAACTGCAATCGTTGACAACGCTCAAAAAGAAGGACGTTCATTGAACGCCGAAGAAAAGTCAAAATTTGACGCAATGGAAGCGGATGCACGCAGCATCAAAGACCAAATCGACGTTATCGAGCGCACTGCCGAAATGAAGAAAGAATTGGCCGCAAACGCTGAGGTTCGCGAATCTGCTCCAAAAGCAACCCGCAAAGGTGCATTCGAAAAATACCTACGCAACGGAATGGGTTCTTTGAACGCAAACGAACGTTCAATCATGGGTGAATTACGTGGAACAAGCACGCAAATCGCTGGAACTGATTCTTTGGGTGGTTTCTTGGTGCCTCAAGATTTCAGCAACGAATTGGATATGGCGACATTGTTCACCGGTGAGGTTGAGCGTTTAGCCAAAAAATTGAACACTGCGGGTGGCGCATTGTTGGATTACCCAACAATCAACGACACGGCAACTGATGCTGGTTTAATCAGCGAAGCTGCAAGCGTTACCGTTCAAGATATGACATTCGCAAACGCGCAATTGTCTGCTTACAACTACGCATCGCAAGTTCGTGTGTCAATGCAATTGTTGCAAGACAACGCATTCGATTTGAATTCTTTCCTTGCTGAGGCAATGGGCGAAAGAATCGCACGCGCAACAAACGCTGCATTCACAACGGGTACTGGTTCAAGCCAACCACAAGGTATCGTTGCCGGATCATCATTAGGTAACACCGCAGCATCTGCAACGGCAATCGCTGCTGACGATATCCTCGATCTAATCCACAGCATCGACCCAAGTTACAGAAACAAAGCATCTTTTGGTTTGATGGCGCACGACAACGTGATCGCTGCAATCCGTGCTTTGGGTCTTGGATCTGCAAATGACTTCCCAATTTTCATCCCTTCGATGGAAGCGGGTCAGCCAGACAAATTGTTCGGTTACAACATTTACTATAACAACGATATGCAATCAAGCATCGCAACGGGTACAAAAACCCTTATCGCGGCTGATTTCAGCAAATACGTTGTTCGTAGTGCTGGCGGCGTTCAATTCGTACGTTTGAACGAACGCTACATGGACGAATTAGAAGTTGGTTTCGTTTCTTACGCAAGAAAAGACGCGAAAGTTCTTGACACTCGCGCCGTGAAACACTTGATTCAAGCGTAATCAAATGAAAGTTAGATTTTTAAAATCTATCTCTGGATCTGGGTTCCACTACCGCAAAAATGCGGTGGTGGACATCCAATCCGATGAGATGTTAACCGATTTTTTAAACGCTGGTTTTTGTGAGGCGATTGCCGAACCACCAAAAGTGCGTGCGAAAAAGGCGGTGAAGAAAACCACAAAAAAACAAACACGATAACCAATGGCAATTGATATTGTAACGGCGGCGGCATCCGAACCCATCACATTGACGGAAGCAAAAAACTTTTTGCGCGTTGACAATTCGGATGATGACACATTGATTTCGGCATTGATTACGGCCGCACGTCAAATGTGTGAGCAATACACACGGCGCATTTTGGTCACGACAACGGTCGATGAATATTTCGACCAATTCCCACGAAATCACTGGGATGGTCAATCCAATTTGTTGTATTTATCACGCGGCCCAGTTGCATCAATTACATCGGTTTCGTATGTGGATGAAATAGGATCAACGGCGGTGATTGATTCATCGTTGTACACAATTGATTTGATTTCCGAACCCGCACGCATTCAATCCATCGGTGGATGGACAACGGGCGCGGGTGTCATCAATCAATTGATTGTGCGTTATGTTGTAGGAACGGATGTTTCTGCGATTCCAAAACCATTGATCCAAGGGATGATGTTGGTCATTTCCGAATTATACGATCAACGAATGGATCGCGTTCGTCAATTACCGACGGCATCCGAATATTTGTGGAACCCATATCGAATATTTACATTCTAATGATTGACCAATCTGGACAATTAGACCGCCGAATCACGATTCAATCGTTTTCGGAAACCACCGATGCATTCGGTCAAGAAGTGAAATCATTCACTACATTGGCGAACGTATGGGCAAAGGTCGTGGAAAAGGTTGGCAACGAAGGTGAAAACGGCGATATGATTTCAGCAACGAAACGTGTTGATTTTTTCATTCGTTACCGTTCGGATATAAACGAACAAATGCGGATTGTGTACAACAACGAAACATACAAAATTCACGCAATACAATCGGCGGATGCTCGCAAGGCATTCCAAATGATCCGTTGCGAATATACCGACGCCGCATGAATAACGTTCGATTGACAATGGTTGGTGACAAACGTGTGATGCGCGATTTGAAAAAATTGGATGAACGCGTTCGTAAAAAAGTTTTGAAAGCGGCCGCACGCAAAGGTTTGAAACCCGTTGTCGGTTTATACAAATCACAAATTGAAGATTCCGACGAAGTGTTCGCCGTGTATCGTGGCGGTAAAGTTTATGCGGAAATCATTCCGGGTCAATTGAAAAAATCAATTGCCGTGAAATTTCCAAAGCAAGACCCCGGCGTTGACGGAATCGTTGCGTCGGTTGGCCCACGTAAAACGGGCGCATACCGTCACCCCGAAAAAGGTGGTTGGTTCGCGGGATTCATTTCATTCGGTTGGTTGCGATTCCGTGACGGATCGAAATACAATGGTCAAAACTTTAATTGGTCAGCGAATGCGATTCGAATCGGTGAACGTTTTGCCACGCCGAAAATAAAAACGGCATTCACTGGTTATTTACGCGCTGAAATCAAAAAACTTGGTTTCACTCAAAAAATGGGAATGCGATGATTGGCAAGGTGATCAAATACAAATTTGACAACACATCGGCATTGAACAACGTGTTCGGTGGTCGTGTTTATCCCATCATTGGGGCGCAAGGTGGCGCAACGCCATTCGCAGTATATGACACGACATCGATCCGAACCGAAGGTTCAAAAGACGCCGATTCACATATTGATATCGTAAACGTTTCAATCACAATGGTTGGCACTAATTACGGTACACTGCAAACGGCAGTCGACAACGTACGTTCGACATTCGTTCGCATGGATGAAACAATTTTGGGCGTCAATGTTCAATCGTGTTCGTTTGACACCGTTTCCGAGGTGTTCAACGTTGATGAAGAAACATTTGGCGTCGAGGTTGATTTAAATTTTCGAATAATTAAATAATTAAAAAAGGATAAAAAATGGCAGCATCAACATCCGTAATGAATTCAACCGACGTTGTAATTCAAGTATCATCCGATGATGTAACATATGAAATCATCGGTAAAATGACATCGGCGTCGTTGGCCGTATCAATGGCAACGCGTGACACATCGACCAAAGACAGTTCTGGTTGGATGGAAGTATTGGAAGGCCAAAAATCGTGGACTTTGTCCGGCGAAGGTTTGGTTGTTTATTCAAACAGTGGTAAAGCAACGGCAGACGACATTTACACATTCGTTTCAAACCGTTCAAAAGTTTATGTGAAATTCGGTTCAACAAACACCGATGAATACGCATATTCTGGCCAAGGGTTTTTCACGGAATTCAGCAACGACGCTGGATTCGAAGATAACGCAACGTTTTCGTTCTCGTTCCAAGGAACAAGCACATTGACGCAAGCGGCGGTGGCTTAATCAAACACAATGTATCGGGGTCATCCGTTGGGTGGCCCCGTTATTAAACAACAAACAACAACAAAATGACAAATCAAATTTTAATCAACGGCACCGAATATCCCGTGAAATACGGATTCAACGCATTGCGTTTGTTTTCAAATCAAACGGGAATCGGTTTGAATGAATTGGCGCAATTGTCGGATTCAATGTCTATTGATCACGCCATTGCATTGATATGGGCGGGGTTGAAAGACGGCGCACGCGTTGAAAAAATTGAATTCACAATGACGATGGATGATGTCGCCGATTTATTGGATGACGATCAAACCATCATCGAACAATGCGTTGCGTTGTTCGTGAAATCATTCGTGAAACCATCGGGTGACGAAAAAAAGTAAATGCCCAACACGATGACCAATCGTTTGATTGGGATGATTTGGAATCAATCGGGTTGGGCGAAATGGGAATGACGGTTGGTGAATTATACGATATGACGCCACGTCAATTCCAAAACAAACGTGAAGGATTCCGCCGAATGATTGATCACAATGGTCAATTGATGTGGGAAACAACACGATGGAATGCGGCGATTACAATTGCGCCACATACGAAAAAACGAATGAAACCGCGCGATTTGATTGCGTTCCCATGGGAAAACAAAAAACGCGTTCATCGGGCGGCATCATTTGATGAGGTAAAACAAGCGATAAACAAAGTGTTCGGCAATGGCGAAACCACAAATTGATTTAAAATTCGGCGCGGATCTCAAAGATTTCCGCAAAGGCATTTCCAACATCGACCGTTCATTGTCGAAAATGTCGGGTGGATTCACGGCATTGGGTGCGACCATTGGTGCGTCGTTTGCCGTTGATGCTATTCGTCAATTTGTTTCCGAATCCGTTGAATTGGGCGCGACGATGGAAGGTGTTCGCGGGGCGTTCGAACGGTTCGCCGATCCAAGTACATTAGACAATTTAAGAAATGCGGTTTCGGGAACGGTCGATGATTTGAAATTGATGCAAATGGCCGTTCGTGCTAAAAATTTCAAAATCCCGATGGACGTATTGGCCAAGGGTTTGCAATTCGCCACGAAACGCGCCGTTGAAACGGGTGAATCAGTTGATTATTTGGTCGAATCATTCGTGATTGGTTTAGGTCGTGAATCGGTGAAAATCCTTGATAACCTTGGAATTTCAACATTAGAGATTCAGCGCAAAACCAAAGAATTGGGCGACATGACCACGGCGGTCGGCGCGATTATGGATGAAGAATTTTCCAAAAGCGGCGAACGCGTTGAAACCACATCGATGAAAATCGATCAACAACGAGCGGCGGTTACCAATTTAAAAACCGAAATCGGTGAAAAATTAGCCCCAGTTTATATGGGCGTCGTTCAAGGTGGTTTGGAATTCGTCAAAGCATTGACAATTACGTTTGAACAATTTTCCGAAGGGTATTCCGAAATGTTCCGTGCGTTATTCAACGTGCGATCCGAACAAGACCGATTCGGAAAATCAATTTCCGAAACGGGCAAAAAACGAATCGAATCCGAAGAAAAATCGTTGTTCCGTTTGAACGCGATGTTGAATTCGTTGAAAGATTCAAACCTTGCCGAAGATCAACGCGCGATATTGATCAAAAAAATCAATACCGAATACAAAGATTATTTGCCAAATCTTTTGTCGGAAAAAACCACGTTGGAAGAAATTCGCGATGTGTCACGACAAGTGAACAAAACCGCTCGCGAAAAAATCAACCAAATCATTTATCAAGAAAAAATCAACAAGGCCACACAAGACGGTGTGCAAGCCCAAAAAGATTTGAATGATTTGACCATCGAACAATCGCAAATGATTGCGCGCGGTGGGTATTATGCGATGACCGCAGAACAATTGCGCGATTTGGCGCAAAGTGGTAAAAATTTAGGAAATGATTTCAACGCGGTTGCATCTCGCGTTGTGACAATGAACAACGCATTGGATGACGCACGTGATCGTTTATCGCGTTCGGAAATGATCATCGAAGGGTACACCAAAATGTTGGACGGATCATCCGCCGCAACGGAAAAATTGGGTGACAAAACCGAAGAAACGACCAATGATGTCAATGATTTGGGTGACGCGTTAGATAAAACGCAAAAATATTTGATGAACACGGCGGTTCGAATGGCGGATATGTCGGAAACGGCACCATTGACATTTGCAGCGATTGCCGCATCAATGCAACCTATCATCACCGAAGGTCAAAAAATGCAAAATTTGTTCATGGGTATTTCGCAAGAAATCGGACAAACATTGGCACAATCATTTGAATCCGCAATAATGAACGGCGAATCGTTTTTCACGGTGTTCGCCGATGGATTGAAGGCGATGTTGGCGCAAATAATCGCCGTAATCGCGGCAACGGCAGTGTTGGCGTTGGTGCTGACATTGGCCACAGGCGGATTGGGCGGTTTATCAATGGAATCATTCGGCACCGCATTCAAAATGATTGGCGGCGGAATGGGCGTTCCATCATTCGCAATGCCGGGTGGATTATCTGGCGGCGGATCAAGCGGTATTGAAATATTTGGAAAATTAAGTGGGTCGGACATTTTGTTGTCCAACGAACGATCGTCAAGAAATAGAACAAGACAAAGAGGTTTTTAATATATGGCGGCAAGATTACATTCAGAATTCACATCATCGTTTGGCATTGATTATGTGATTGAATTTCACGACAATGAATTCACTGGGGCATCGACAAAAATCAACGTTTCGGGTGATGGGTTTCAATTGAACTATTCGGGTCAAACCGACAACATCTATTCCCCAATCATAGGGTCTTCATTAAACATCAACATATTAAACAAAGGTGAACCGGCGTTGTTGCAATACATCGAATTGTTGAAGCAATACCAACAAGACCGATTTTCAATTGTTGTCAATCGTATATTCACTAACAACAACGCGAATGTTTTTGCACAATACGAATCGCGCGTTGCAATTGATGGCGGCGAAGTTGAATCAACAACTTGTTATAAACAAGCGGTAATTGATTTGGGCGGTTCAATTAGCACAACCGAAGAATTGTTTTGGGCTGGAATGATTGTTCAAGATTTGATTGAAGTTGAAGATGTTTCATTTCCGTCAATTTTTAGCATTCAAGCAACCGACGGGATTTCAAAATTAAAGGACACGTTGTGTGGAACGTCGTTCTTCAGACAATTCACAAATCAATTCATCAACGCATTAGACCAAGTTGGTGCGTTGGAAATATATGGCGCAAACGACCCCGTTTTTGTTGTTGTGTGTGATTGGTGGGCGCAAGAAATGACATACAACGCAAACAACAATCCGTTGGATGAAGTATTTGCAGATTTCCACGCGTTCGACACGATTGACGAACAAGGATTTTATACCAACAAAAATTGGTTTGAAATTTTGTCGCAAATGTGTACGATTTTCGGTTTGCGTTTTTACTATTCGGATGGTCAATATCGATTGGAACAATTGTTTCAACGCGACAATGCGACATTCACGGAACATCGATATAAAAAGAATAAAACAAAGATTGACCAATCGGTTGTTTCTTATGAAAGAACGATTGACCAATTGTCGGGGCAAGCGCGATTGGCTGGAAATATTTTCAATTTTTTACCAGCGGTCAATGATGTTGCCATCACATTGAATCAAGAACCAAAAGCAATGAAGGGGGTGACGTGGAAAAATGGCGTCGACCCGGATTTGGCAATTGGTTTGGTTTCATCGGCATTGCAAAATCAATTGACGTTGGTGTTCAACCACCAAATCAAATTGTTTTTAAATGTCAATGTCAATCAAAACAACATCTTTGCAAAAATGAAATTGAACGTTGAATTGTTTGATTTCAACAACAACGTCACGTACTATTTAAAACGCACATATACGGGAACAACACCATCGGCACCCGTATGGACAACAACACAATCGGGTTCGGGTTACGAAATTTTAATTGGCACGTTCCAAGAATTCAGCGGTCAAGTGACGTTGGGAAATTCCGATGTCATTCAAATCGGTGGGCCAACGACAATCGTCACGCCTCAAGTTCCAGCGGATGGCGATATGACCATCAATTGGGATTTTGTTGGATTCGTTGAAACGAATGGTTCCGTTCGTGGTTTGAATATCGGGAACTCGTCATCGTACAAAATGACGTTGCAATCGGTGGATTCATCGTTTGGATCAATACAAAATCAAACAACAAAAATTCGCGCAGTGTCTCCGAATGCTGATGTCAATGGTTTGGTTTCATATGAATTGCCAGAATCAAGTATTTTCACCGGCCAAGGCGAACGCGGTTCATTGGTCAATCAATACGATGTCGGTGGTTTATTGATAAAGGTTCCATATTCAAATTGGCGCGAAGGGAATTCTGGTTCATATATTGAAATCCAAAAATTGGTTTGCAAAGAATTATTGAAAATGATGAACAATCCCGTTGAAAAATATGCGGGCGCAATGTTTTCCGTTCACGATTTCAAGGAGCGTTTGCAATTTGACCAAAAGATTTGGGTTCAATTAGGCGGAACTTTCAACGCTAATCGTGACGAATGGGATGGCGAATGGTTTGTG